CTGAAAAAGAGGATGAAACGGGTAAAAATGAGCCTGGAAGTAAAGCCGTTAAAAACCATGACGACAACAAACCCGAGGCTAGTTTTAAATCCATTGAACATTATATGGGACGGAATAAACGCGGCCGACCCATTAAACGAGATGAATAGGAGGCGATATATATGGTATCAAATGCACAGGCATTAAATGATATAGTAGCAAATAAGGCATCAGCCCTTGCAGTCCAAACATTCAATAAAGGTATACTTAACCCTGAACAGGCTGGGCGGTTTCTGAGAGAGGCTACAAATGACCAAGTGGTTATGAGGGAGGCCTCAGTTATCACCATGAAAAGTCACACTAAAAATTTAGATAGGGTGACTATGGACGGACGGATACTCCACAGCGGATATGATAGTTCAGGGCTGACCAGGGAGTTGACTGATGAGGAAAAGGTTGCATTCACGACATGGCAGAATCAGCTTGTTGCACATAAGCTTAAGAGTCAGGCTGAGATTGAGGATGATGAATTAGAGGATAACCTTGAGGGTAAAGCCTTTATCAACACACTCCTTGACATGATCGGTGGACAGGTCGGTGAAGACATGGAGGTCTGGGGTTTATGGGCTGATAGTGATAATATTGCCTATGAAACTGATGACCTGCTTAACAGCACGATTGGATGGCTCCAGAAAGCTGGATACAAGGTTTATGATACTGATGTGACAGAGGATGGTATTGAGGCCTTGTTTGATGCTTTGATAGCTGCGATTCCTAAGAAGTTCATTAAGAACCGGAATCAGATGAGGTTCTATGTGCCTTATGACTATGAGAAGATGTATAGGGATGAATTAAAGGGTCGTGGAACACCTCTTGGTGATAATACCATCACTGGGTATGCTCCATTGGTATATGAAGGTATACCTGTTGTTCATGTGCCGTCATTGGATGATACTGTTGCACAGGGTCTGTATGGTTCACCGGCCGCTATGCTGACTAATCCGGCTAATATGGTGGCTGGTTTCTGGAGGCAGATTGGTATTGAGCCGGATCGTCATGCTGCCGCTGAGATGACCGAGTATGTCTTGACTATGAGGGGTGATGTGCACTTTTATAATGAGTTTATGGCGGTTACAGCGTTCCCTGAATTGGAGGAACCAGATTAGGGAGTTAGTTCCCTAATCCTTTTTTTTATGGAGGTATGATTTAAATGGTGTTAAGTGTAGTTAAGGCTATTAAGAAGTTGATAGAAGCAATGCAGGAGAACAGTTTATCCGTAGGGGTTATATCACTCACCGAATTGATAACGACTAAGTTATCTGCTGCTTCAGGGTCTCATATTGAAATTGTTGCGGCTAAGGATATTATAGTCACTCTTGGTGATAATGCCGGTGCACAGAAAGTATCCTTTGCTGATAGTGATGACTCTGAGGTTGGATCATTAGATAGTGAGGGTAACCTTGACTTGGATGGGGGGGTAGTTTCTTCAATTGCGAATTCTTTGGCGATGATTATTTAGATGTAGATATGTGTATGCCTTCAACATTTTATAACTGCGAATTCACTCCAAGAAGTCATGGACTATTTGGGAATCTTCAAGGAAAGCTTTATAACTGTCTTTTTAATGGAGAATATGATGTAGATAATTACCAGCTTGATAAAAGACCAGTCAATGCTATTATTGAAAGTTTTGATCATAACCAGATTGAGGGTAATTATAAGGCATGGATGCGTGGTGGACGCATAGAAACCACTGACGACCAACTAAGCTTCACATGTGAAAGTGATGATTACCCAATATATCGTGACTATCCCATCATAGCACCGGCTAACCGGACATTCAAGACACGCATAGGATTAACTAAGAGCATAGCTGGAATTGAAACAAAACTGGAAATTATAGACCCCGCAGACGACCCATTAATAGATGACACGGCCACACCACTTAATGAAGCTGTTGCATCTGATACAACAGATAATCAAGTATTAGGTATAGCATATAAATCAGATACATCAAAACAATTAATTTTAAGGGTATCTTGCCAAAACAATGAGGGTACTGTTTTAATTGATACTTCAAGGATTGATCAATTATATAGTTATCCTAAAAAATTCTAATTATATACTTCGTTAAACCGTGGTATAAGGAAGTTAAACCCTATTTTTTCATTATTTAACAAATAAAACACAGGAGACACGGATAAAATGTCATACACCACACCAGAAATAATAATAAAAGTAAACGGAATAAAACCAGAACACCTACGGCTAGAAAAAGAGGAAAACCCAGACACAGCCCTAACAGACCTACTAAACACATGGATAACACAAGCCGACGCCATGATAGACACACACTGCCATCGAACATTCACAGACACAGAACCCGCAAGCCTAGCAGTCATAGAAAACGTGGCACTACGACTAGTCAGCAACATGGTAGGCATGGTACGAGCCAAACAAGACACACCACTAATCAAAATAAACGACTGGACAATCCAATTAACTAGTAGTAAAATATTCACAGACGATTTAAAGGATGATTTAAAACCCTTCGTAGTAGAACATTCCAGCACAAATAATCCCATCGAATTCAGCGCCATAACCGGGGACGACCCAGATATTGAGGAAGATTAGGTTAAAACTATGCCAACCGGCTACAATGTACAGGTCAAACTGAAAAATGGCGAGCCATTAGGCGTTACCAAGAAGGCGTCTAAACGCGCTATCGACCTAGCAACACTTGAACTTAAAGGTAACCTTGGCCGTAACAGCCCTGTAGATGAGGGTAAAATGCAGGGTAGCTGGCTAATATCTCCTATGGGTACCGGGCTTAACCGGAAAATCATAAGCAGCGCAATCTACACCCCATATGTCAATGATGGGACTGGTATATATAAGACAGGCCGATACATTTACCCAAGGACACGTAAAGCATTGAGATTTGAATATAAAGGAAAGATAGTCTACGCCAAACGCGTGAAGGGTCAGCGTGGACAGAAATTCGTCGAGAAGAGCATAACACAAACCCAGCGCCGGAATGATGAATTCATAATAAGAGCCGTCATGGAAACGGCGGGAGACCTGTAAATAATGACCATGAGTTTAGAAGAGGGATTAGCAGCACCACTTCGTGTAATAAAAGCATACCTTAACGCTGAAATGGTAGAGGAAGGACTATTAGAAGATGTGGAAACATTGAATATAGGATTTGAATCTGACACACCAATCGAATTTCCCTCGGTATGGATAGGTGAGGAACCCACGATAGTGGATGAGGCAGGGAATCCTAATTTATCACAAACAATGTTTCTAAGGACACCATTCACATTTGCCTGTGCCGTGTATGAAAATGACCCAGAACAAGCCGAATACCAGGCTAAAAATTTAGCTACACGTGTCGGTGCCAGTATCCTGAAACATTTCAATCAATTAAAAAGCCAACCCACCGACCCTGACCGTCTATTCCAAACGATACGCTTCAATGCTTTCAATCCGAATGGTGAGGTACAGATTGAGGGTAAACGTGACCGTATACCCTGTGTTGCGATAGTATTTGATTTTGTATATCCCGTGCAATGGTTGTACTGTAACCGTGTCTAATTTAGTTTATTTTTTTATTATTTAATTTATTTTTATTAATTCTATTTCTTATTTTATTTTTTTTAATTAAATCCGTAAAAGAATGGAGGTATGATAATATAACAGACGAGATGCAATTACAACGAGTCGTAGGGCTTGTAGAGGAGGATGAATATGGAGTAGCGCCCGTTGTAGGCGCCCCAGACTTCCACATAGAAGTGACAGATTCCAGCATACCCATCGAGGGCGACCCACTCAAATTTGAGTCAGGACTGAGCCGTGACCTAACACTTGTAAGGCAGGGAAGATATCAGCCAAAACCAAAATTTGGCGGGGCGGTTGACCTTAAAACAATAGGACACTTCCTAAAAGGAGCTTTAGGTAGCTATGTGTTCACTGAGGGTGACAGGCCGGGAGAAACAAATATTCATGAATTTTATGGTGGGAATAATATGCTCCTACCCAGCTACACCGTGTACGGCCACTTTGACCTTTTCATCAAAGAGGTCACTGGTTTTCTTATACAATCCCTCAGTATGGAAGTATCAAATGAGTGGATGAAACTATCCGTTAAGGGTTTAGCCTCAGTGGATAGTAAAACAGACGGTGTGCCCGAACCCACGGCATTGAAATTACTAACTGGACTTATACCCTTAGCATTTTATGATATAAGCCTGGAATTTGATGATGAAATACCGCCAGGCATTGTTTCATCCCTAAAATGGGAGATAAATAATGATATCAAATCAGACGATGCTACAGGTATTGGAAGCCGATACCTACTCCGTAAACCGCCCGCTGGTAAACGGGAGAATAAACTGGAAATGGAGGTCAGCCTTGAACCAGAAACACTAAAATACATTGAAATGTTTGAATATGGAGAGGAAGGGGCTAACAGCCCACAGGACTGTATCATGACCACAGTTCCACTGTCAATCGTGTTACAGGCATGTGAAAACCCTGATGAGAAGCTTACAATCAACTTCCCTGATAACTTATGTAAAGTAGAGTACAGTGCAAGCGGGACAGATGCTATAAAGCTTAAAATTAGCATGGACTCGCTGGCAACAACACAGATACTCCTTAATGATGGTATTACCAGCGTGCTAAGCGCCGTGGTATGCACATTAGAAAATTATGTGCCAGAACTTAAACCAGGCGGTATTAACATGTTAGACCCACTACCAGTCGCCGCATTCAGTGCGGATGTAACTACAGGGACTGCGCCGTTAACTGTGCAATTCACAGATGCCAGTATAGGCGAAGACCTAATATATGATTGGGACTTTGGTGATGAGGGCTCATCTGAGTTGGCAAGTCCAGAGCATATATACAGCTCTGCAGGCACTTACACAGTCACATTGACAGTGTCTAATGAAAATGGTGAGGATGTAGAGGAGAAGGTGGATTATATCACTGTAAGTGAATAAATCATATTCCCCCTTTTTTCAATTTTTTTTCTAATCAATTTTTAAAGGAGCTTAAAAGCATGGTTTTAAATAAGAATGACATAATAAACGGTAAAGACGCATATAAAGATGTATATATCAAATCATTAGATGGTGAGATAAGATTACGGCCAATTACAAGCCGTGAATGGCAGACTATACAAGAAGTAGAAAGTAAAGGGCTGGGTAAATTCAGAATCTCACCTAACATGAATGCTAAGAATCCGGCTGACATGGCTCAAGCTGTGAAAGGCGAGATAGATCTTGGTAAATTATCAAAACACAGCTTCAACGCAAAGGTGAAAACTCTTGTATACTCTATGAGTTACGGTGATGAGAAATGGAATGAGGATGAGATTA